TATATCGTACATTTGTTCGATTGCCGTTCGAGATTCCCCAAACACTACCGAACGAGAACATATGTTTGAGTTGTCTAACTACATATTTAGTCACATACATGATTAGACAGCTAGATAATTAGTCACACAAGCCGAGAGCGCAAAGCGTGGAGTGGCGAGTGCCACTGTTATGAAGAACGTATGTTCGATAGCCGAGGCACTCAAGAACATATGTTCGAGTAATACCGGTTATTAACTTGTTCATAATTTATTCATAAATTGTTTACACATTATTCAAGATTTATGCTGCAAGGTGTGATATTATAATATTGCCGAAAGGCAAAGAACAGAAAACAGTGATTAAAGAAAGAAAGGTAAAAGGTGGAAGTTATGTATTTAACAATGAACGAAATCAAGGTACTTGACAAAGAAATTATAAGTCTTAACCAGTTAGAAGAGATTGAAGAAAGTGGGCATGTAACATTTACTGAATGTTTAGGACAGAGTGAAGTATATACAGATTGTGCATGGTATTCTGTAGAATTAGAAGATGATACAGATATTGATGTTTATATAAAGTTTAAAGATATATATGACAAAGAATATGATAAGGATTTAGAAGAATATGATAATATAAAGGAGAGATAACATGCGAATAAATGTTCGGAAAATCATTGACATGTGGGATAAGAAGCATTATAGTAGTGAAGAAAGGTTCAAAGACTTTAACGCAATACTTAATTATTATAGCAGTATAATTAATTATACAGATTTAGGAATTTTAACAATAAATATACATACAACAGTGTGTTGAATGTGAAGATATTCTAAAAGATATGATAGAGGTATTTGGATGAATACAACAGTATTTATATTAATAGTAATAGTTTTATTTATATATAGAAGAATTGAAGATTTTACAAAATAGCCGAAACGATGGACATACCAGCGTCATACAAGGTCGGCAACCTTGTATCTGATGAGAGTATACGGGTAAAGTAATATAAGAATGAATAATTAAGAAAATAAAGCCGTCAATGCTCATTGGCAAGCCAAGAAAACAGAAAAGGAGTGATTGATATTAAACTAAAAAATATTGTTTCTGTTACAACAGGAGCAATCGGAAGCCTATTGATTAATTTAATAGGTAAACCAACAGACGACCTTATTATATTAATAGTCTTAATGATTATTGATTTATTCGTTGGTTTTTTGATTTCTGCCATATGGCAGAAAAGCAGTAAAACAGAGAGTGGTAGACTGTCCAGTTCAGTTATGTTTAAAGGAATAGTCAAGAAATTTTTTACACTTGTAATTGTCGTCATAGCTTTTCAACTTGACAAATTACTTGTAATGAATGTAATTAGACATATAGTTATAATTGCTTTCATTGTAGAAGAAATATTATCTATTACTGAAAACATAGCAATTACAGGTATTAAGATACCGTCTATAATTACCAAGTCTTTAGACGTATTAGAAAAGGAAGTGAAAAACAGTGTTTCCAATAGTAACAAGTAGATACGACCATGTTAATATATTCTTTAATCAATTATCACCACTGGTTGTTAATGAATATGTTCGTAGAAAAGGACAGAAAAGATTATTTCCGTCAACTGTATTAGCAATGGCGGCACTTGAAAGCGGTTATAATCTTAATGCCAAAACACTATTCGGAATCAAGGGTGACGGAGTTGTTCTTGATACTACAGAATATATTGACGGAGAGTATGTAAATGTTAAGGATAGTTTTAAGTCATATCCATCTTTAGCCGCAAGTGTACAGGGATTATATGACTTAATGCAGTGGGATAATTATGATAGAGCGACATCTTGCACTGACTATGAAGAAGAATGTAGAATGGTTCAGTCTTGCGGCTATGCTACCGACCCAGAATATTCTGATAAGTTAATAAACATTGTGAATACTTATCAATTAACTATGTTTAATTACATAGACGAACCGGTAGAAGAGACAGAAGAGCCAGAAGAAGCATCAGAAGAGCCTTTTATATACACTGTACAGGCTGGTGACACATTATGGGGGATTGTAAGAAATTATTACAATTTTGATAATGATATAGATATCTATGATAAGGTTCAAGAAGTTGTTATAAACAATAACATAGAAGATGCTAACATGATTTATACTAATCAGGAAATTAAATTATATTAAGAAAGGATGTAATAATGGTATTATCGAAAGAAGATTTTAAGAAGAAGATTGACACACTCGAAATTTCAGACGACAAGAAAATTGAACTCTTAGAAGATATTGAAGACTCTTGGACAGATGATGTTAATGAAGAGTATAGGGCAAGATATGAAGCTGAAAAGAAAGAAATGGAAGCTTCTATCGCAAACCTTGAAGCTGAAACAGCAAACCTTAAAGCTAAGTATAAGGAAAGATTTTTCAATAATAGTGATTCTGTTGAGAGTAAAGAAGATATTATAGAAGATATTGAAGATAAAAAAATTATTGATGTAAAGGAGATTTAATATGTCAAGAGGAGCAGCAAAAACAAACGTATTAGCAGTTAATACAAACGCAGAATTATTAAGTTATATTATTAACCAAAACCCTATTTTATCCGCTGAAATTGATTTACCGGTACAGGGTGAGAGTATCACACCTATCGGTAAATTGATTATGAATAACCAGCGTTATAGAAATGCTTTTATCAACACTGTTAATATTATCGGTTTAACAATAATTAAGCGTAACCGCTGGGAGAATCCTTGGGACTTCACTCTTAGGGGAACATTAAGACGTGGACAGACAGTAAGAGAAATCATACTTGATTTATGTAATGTTCATAATTACAACAAGAATTTTGAAGATAAGACAGCGTTTTTGAAAACCGAAGTCCCTAATGTAATGCAGTACTTGCACGATATTAACTTTCAGGTGTACTACCAGACTACTACGAGTGATGAACAGCTTGGAATGGCATTTGAGACAGAAGACGGTCTGTTATCATTTATTGAAGAAGCAGTTTCAATGCTGTGGGAATCTAAAGTATATGATGAATATATTATCGACAAGTACCAGCTTTGCAGAAGGATTCTGGACGGCACAATAACTTCTGTTGAGATTACCGACTACGACACTAAGACAGCAAGAGAACGTGTTACAGACATGAAGAGTATATCTAACAAGATGATATTCAAAAGTCCTAACTACAACCCAGCAGCTATCAGACGAGCCACCTCGTTTGACGACCAGATTTTTATTCTGAATACAGATTTTGAAGCTGATATGTCAACAGAAGTTCTTGCAACATCTTTCTTTAGAGATGACGCAGACTTTAAAGCAAGAGCAGTACTTGCAGACGGATTTAATACACACGACACTGAAAGACTGACAAAGGCTCTTGGCGAGCAGTACGTGCCATTTACAAGTGAAGAACTTGCACAGCTTGCTAATATTCCAGCCGTTATTGTATCTCGTGAGTGGTTCATGGATTACTATTACGGCATGGATACAACAAGTGTAGGAAAGACAACAGAATTTTATAATCCTACTACATTAGAGAATAATCACTTTTTACACATTTGGGGAATCAAGTCTACAAGTCCGTTTGAAAACGCAGTCGTTTTTACAGCTGGAGTAGCACCGACAGTTACAAGTGTAACAGTAGCACCAAACGAGAGTAGTTTATCTGCTGGTCTCTCGCTCCAGTTATCAGCAAATGTAGAGACAACAGGCTTCGCAAACAAGGCTGTCACATGGTCTATTACTAAGGGTGGAGAAGCCGGAAAAGCAACAATTAATGAAAATGGTCTTTTAAAGATTGCTTCTGATTATGTTGTTAGCGGAGAAGCTCCACAGATAGAAGTAACGGCAACTTCTGTTTTCGACAACACTAAGACAGGAACTGCAAGCGTGAAAGTTCTCTAATGTTTCACGTGAAACATAAATATTAAGGCAGTATAATATATATACTGCCTTTTTTTAAAAATGAAAGGAGTTAAAAATGGCAAAAACACGCATAAATACACAGCTTTCTAATCTTGCCACATTGAACATGCACCGTAGACAAATGTTTAATTTAACGCAGAACCGTATTCAGTACACTGGGTTATCTAAGTATATAGATATTGCATATGTCAATAAAGTTCTTTTCAGAAATGGAGTTGTCGCCAGCTTTATTGATGAAATACTAGGGCATTTAATATTACCATTTCAGAACATAGGAACACTTGACGTATATGGTCGCCCAACTTCTATACAATGCTACGGCATGAACGGCTATAGGTCTAAAATTTTAAAGCCTAACGAGTATGTTCTACTTTATGACACTACCGGCAGATATCCACTAGTATACGATATAGAGCAGTATGCACAACGTATAGCATTAGCAGATAGAACAATGGATATTAACATTGGACAGCAGAAAACACCGAGATTATTTAAGACATCAAACGAGAATAAAATGACAGTACAGAACATTATTAATAATGTAGACGCTTGCGAAAACACTGTACTCGCATTTGACGGTAATTACTTAAATAATTTTGAGAGTGTTCTCGCCCCTGCCCCGTATGTTACTGATAAGGTAATGGAATATAAGAAACAGATATATTCAGAGTTCCTTAATCATATCGGAATATGCAATTTGAACATACAAAAAAAGGAGCGGTTAATTACAGATGAAGTCTCTTTCTCGCAAGGCGGTACTATTGCTGGAAGATATGCAACAGCAGAACCGAGAATCAAGTGGAAAGAAGAACTTGACGAAAAGTTTAATATAAAAGTAGATTTTAACTTTTATGACGGCTTACCAGTTAATTTGAAATCTGATGAAAGGAGTTCTGAACATGATTTATCCGATATGTCATCAGGGGAATAATTTACCGCCGACAATTTATAGCATTATGCAGTCGCTTGTAAATTATGACACTGACGAGCCAAGCAAAATTAAGGATATGTGGCAGAAAGCAAGAGAATATATTTTCAATTTTGATTATGCTCTAACAAATAATGTTTCACATGAAACATTTGAGCATAATATATTGAATCATTATCTCATGCGTAGAATCAATTTTGATACTGTCACACTTTTTCAAATCATGCTTGAAAACAAATTATTTGAAATACTTCCCAAGTATAACATGCTATGGGATAGTCTCCAAGGTTGGGATATCTTTAAGAGTGGCACAACAACAAGAGAATATACAGATAATACAACATCTTCTAACACCGGTAATAATATTGTTAATGGTTCTATTACTGGCGAAAATACAGGAGTAACAAATACTGTTAATAATACAGGTTATTCAGACACTCCTCAAAGCAACATTGACAATATTAATAGTAGTGAGTATTTAACAGAATATACGCACAATGTAGCGGATAACACAATAACTAATAATACAAACACAACAACGTCTAACACTAGCACTAATACAGACAGAGGCGAGAGTAAAAAAACGATTAAAGAAGTAGTCACACGAACAGCGGACAACGAATTGGATTTATTTCTTAAATTCCAGACAGAATACAATAATATCTGGACAATGTTATATAATGATTTAGATTGTTTGTTTTATGGTTTAATATAAGAAAGAGAGGTTTAATAATAATGGCAGATGTAAATAACAATTATACAGATATGAAAAATTTAACACCTTTTAAATTATGTGTATTACAGAATTTCCCTTTTATCGAATCGGATTTTGACGCAGTAACAAATTACCAGCTTTTATGCAGAGTTGTCGAATATCTTAATAAGATTATAGATAACAACAATAAGCAGAATGATAATATTAGTCAGTTAGAACAGAATTTTATTACATTATACAATTATGTAAATAACTATTTTAACAATCTTGATGTTCAGGAAGAGATTAACAAAAAAATTGATGATTTAATTTTATCAGGTGAATTTAATATTTTTGTTTCTGGAATATATACACCTGAAATGTTCGGAGCGAAAGGTGACGGAGTGACAGATGATACAGAAGCAATTCAGAAAGCCTTGACATTTAATAATGTTAATCTATCTAAGAACTACATTATTACAGAAAATCTTGTTTTACACTCTAATTTAAAAGTTTTTGGTGGAGGTACTATAACTAAAAAAGCAGAGTTTAATGATAGTTATTTAAAACATTCAATTTTCTCTTGCACTGATTCTAATAATATAGATATTAATAATATCGTTTTAATCTCTAATTCATTAGGTATTAGTGTACATGGTTGTTCAAATGTTAATATCACTAATTTAATTATTAATAGTGAAAAATATTCAATTTTAATAAGTGATAGTGAAAAAAACGAAAGTAATGCTATTACTATCTCTAATATAAAATTAGAAAATGATGTAACTATTATTTCTAGTGACGGAATACACATAGACGGCGGATGTTCTAACATATATGTAACTAATGTATCAGGAACTACAGGTGATGATTTTATAGCATTAAACTCTATAGAGGGCATTAGAAAAACTATAAAGAATGTCATAATTGATAATATTAAATGTTCGGGCTATGCTGGTGTTCGACTCTATGGGCAGTTAAATTGTGTTATAGAAAATGTTAGTATTAATAATTCATATATTAATAGTAATAATGGTATCAGATTAACTAATATTGTTGGATTTACAGAAATAAATCTTAATGCTCCAACATTTAACAACATTGTATTTAACAATTGTATTGTTAATAGTTCGATAAGAAATGTTTTTCTTTCTTATATTAATGGTTCGGTTACTTTTAATAATTGTACTTTTGTTACAACAGATAACCCTAATGTCGGCTTTTTTAACTCTTCTATAAATTCATCATTAACATTTAATAGCTGCCTTTTTAATACTAATAGTTCAGCTTTTATACAGGACTGTGTTGTTGGAACACCACCAGAAAATTGTAACACATACGGTAATATAGCACTTAATAATTGCGATATTAAAAAAGTATTTTTATGCTTTGGAACTAATAAAAAAACTATTAATATTAACAATTGTGACATAGACACATATTTAATAACACAGACGAACCCAGATGTGATAGATTTAAGTATTAAAGATTGTCGTATTAATATAATACCTTTTAGCGGAGCAAGTAAAGGTATTTATACTATTAAAGACAGTATTTTAAATGCAGAATATCTACTTAATAATATTGAAAATAGTCAAGATACCGTTTTAGATATTAGTAATATTATCGTTAATAATAATAAAAAAGATACGTTTTGCTTATTCAAAAGTGGCACGTCTGAAAACATTATAAGACATATGGAGGGAGCTTATCAGCTTAGCACATCAACACAGAATGAAGGTATTATATTTAAACGATATGACAAAAATGGATTCGCTGGTTTCTTTGTTTATAAAAACGGAACTTGGGTAGAACTTTAAAAAAAAGGTGGGTATATCCCACCTTTTTATGTTTCACGTGAAATATTAATACGTTCCTATGCTATCATGCGAATGATACAATGTAACTCCTTTTCTAAACACTCCGTTAATAATATTCATGTCTGCCGCTGGAACATCACCGAAACCAATAACAGAATCAGATGATATCTTAACATAATTATTAGTACGACCATAGAAATTAGGTTCTTTTAATTTGTTTGTTGCATAGCCATATTTGTCAAAGAAATCGTCTATTATTTTAGCGTATTCACTTCTAATACTCATAACCTGAATAATAAAACCAAACGAACCCTCTGCGATAGCAAGACCATTGCCACTCTGTGAACCGTGTACTTTACTACTCTGATTTCTTGCTATTGTCACATCATTCGCAACAGAAACAACACTTTCACCCAGACCGATAGTACCACTCGCAATCATTGCGGCATTGCCGGTACTGCCACCAGCTACAATCTGTCCTATGTTTCCAACAGTTTTTACCGCAAATCCTAGCCCCTCCGATACTTTACTATTAGCGAGCCATTGTTTATAAGCGTCACCAGTCCAAGCAACTTCTATATCTGTATTAATAAAGACAGCCTTTGTATAATCATCTTCTACACCACCATAATTCTTAGGATACGCTTTAAATTGACTAGTAGGGAACAATGTACCTTTTAATATAATTGCGCCGTCATTAAATAATTCAAAATGTAAATCTATTGTATCTCCGTCTGTTGTCGATATTCTTAAATATTTATATGGAAATGTTAATAATTTATTGTTTCTTGGCGTATATCCGTCTACATCTGTATTACTAGGCACTTCCATACTTCCACTCCATGCACTAGTAGCTGTTATAGCCTCTCCTAATAATTTAGGATACTGGAACATTCTAACAATCCTATTCTCTACACCATTTTCAATGTAAGGCTTTACTAATGCCATTATAGAAGATGTATCCGTACATGGTATACCCATAACAGCATGTAAACCGCTGACAACTCCGTTGTAAACCGATATGTCTGAATACGTTGGACTTGCTTTATCACTTCCGCCAGTTACAAGCATTCCCCAGTACATTGTACTATTACCTGTGTCGCCCAGTTTAAATATACCTGTATTAGTGCATACATAATCTGCCCCAAGCTGTACAGGCTCTGGCTGTGTATTACTGCCTATACTATCATCTGCAGAATGTTCTCTTTCTACCATACATGTTGTTCTTGCCCAGTTATCCCACCAAGTTGAAAAGTAGTCTATTGTATATTCTATCTCTGTACACCTGTCGCTTTTATAAACTACATTATCAACCCATGCGAAAAACCACTTGTTATCATAATCAGGATTCTGGAATGCTATATAATTAGAATTTAGACATTGGCTATAAGTAAATGGTGTGCTTATTCTTCCTGTGCTTCTTATAAAAGAGAAGTCGCTAGCACTTGTAATATAATGTGAGTCACTTCTTAACACTTCCAGCAATTCATCTGATGATAAAGTTAAACAATTATTATATGACTTATCTAATTTAATTCCTTTGCTTAAAATAATATTACTATTTCTCATATTAATTCTCCTTATTCATATACTTAATATCGTATGCGTCTATTATAATATTTCTTGCAATATAATACTCTTGCTCTTTATTAATCTTGTCTATCACTTCATTCCTAACGCATAAATCATTCATTAAACATTTTATTAATTTCCATTCATAAGATTTCAATAATCATCATCTCCTTATACTAAAATCAATGCACTGTTTAAAATCAGTTCCACATAAATCAGTAGAATAGAATATATTACTTTCGTTGAAAGATTTCATTATTAAATCTCTAATTTTAGCGTCAATTCTGAAATCCATATTATATATATCTTTAGAATATAATGGATTTTCAGAAATTACACCAAAAACAAGAGTATTCTTCTTTATAGGGCTATGCTTAGGACAGATAAACCATATAAGTTCATCTTTCTTGTTATACAGTGTACCTAAAAACATAAATGACTGGTACTGGAATACTACTCTTAAAATAACTTTATAAGTCTTTATGCTGGTACTTAAATGCGGCTGAGGTGTACTCATCCATGAACCGCCGCTTATCATACTCTCACTTGAGCCAATGGCAAATGATTTTTGGTTTGTTTGCCTACAATATTCGATAGCCAATTTAATCGTATTATTTGAATTGACTATGTTTTTAGTGATAATATCACCTTGCCGCATTTTCTGAATTGTCGTTTGCAAATCCCATGCTGGAAGATAAGGGCAGACGCGAGAGATTGTATTGCCTACTAACCACAGCTTAACCGCTCCACGCTTTCTGTCTACAGTGTCATAAAAAATCATTAGCTTTTCCGGCTCTCTTGCTATATACATTGTACGGCTCATAAATTCTTCAAAAATGATATTATCAACATCCAAGAAAGAGACAGAAGAATAATTCTGTTCTTGCGATAATGCAATTGCATAGCCTATTTTATCCCCTTTAACTGTCTTGAATTTTTCATTGTCGAATCTTGCAAAGTATATACCGCCCCGCCAGTATGTTATACAATTATACACTCCGTCAGTTAGTTTCTCTACGTCAACATCATTGAAATATTGTTCGATTTTATCCGTTTTAATTTCATCTTTCCAGCGTCTAAGCAATATAAATTTCTGCCCTGTTTTCAAGTAATGTTCTACGGCTTTTTTATGTTTTACCTGATAAGACTTTCCACCACTTTTCTCTCCTAGTATTAGATTAAATAACGCATTTTTGTTGTCGATATTGTCAATGTTATAATGTATATTATCCTGTTTAATATTAATCACTCCTTTCATGTTTCACGTGAAATATTATTCTTTGAATTTTGCTCTTGTGCTACTATCTCCGACTTTTTCGGCATATACTAAAGATTGAGATAATTTGTATGTCGCTGGCACAATACAACAACCGCTTTTTTCATTTACAATCATAGACATACCATTTTCATCAGTTAATTCAATCGGTTGCTGTTCTTCACAGTAATATAGCATGTTCTTACCAGTATCATTATAATCAAATATCAAATCATCTTTAAAATTGGATATATCATTTTTTAATGCAACAACTCCTTTCTTAGGTACACCACTTACAGTTATGTGTAAATTATGTTCATGTTTAAAACAATAGTCTTTGTTATTCTTAAATTTATAGACATTTTCAAATTGCCTATAAGCATACTTTTTCGCACCTTGTGTTATAAATTCTTCATAATGTCCGTCAGAATCAAAAACTCCTAAAGGGTGCTTAATTCCTTTTTTGTCGGCTGGCTGGTATTTTTCAATATCAATATCCAGCTTTTCAGATACTGCCTTTAATTTAGACATAACACTATTATTATAATCATCTATTACACTCTTATCATAGCCTTGTATCAACTTAATAGAATCAGTGTCACAGTAAACAACATATTCATCAAGTTTAATAATATTCTCTTCGAGATTTCGTCTTGCATATGCAGTCACCCAGCAGCCCCAAGCAAACGACATAAAAGACTTCTTCTTTTCTTTCATCAGCAAATCCAATATTTCTTCATTCTCAAGTTTTCTATCATCAAGCCAATCAAAGTCATTTGAATAACGGACTTCATCACGAATCGTATTAGTAACACTCATACCGTATAAAGCATTAAATTTATTTTTTTCTTTCGCATACTCTAATTCTTTACCGACTAAACCTTTATATTGTGTTTTTAATATATACTTATCTAATATAAAATTAATGAATAATTTAGGCAAGTATTTATATTGTGCATACCAACATTCTTCTATATCGTAGCTGTCAAATGTATGTTGCTTAAGTATTAGTTTAAAATCTACGTCAGTAAGTGTTATTTCTAATTCATCAGCACGAACTATTCTACCGTTATCATATACAGCTCCTTTTAAATAATGGCATTTATTTTTAGAAATAAAATTATTAAAATACTTAGATTTAATATTGTAAAACTTTACTTTAACTAAATATGCAAAACAATCTAACATCTGCTCTGCTGATTTGATTAAACATGGTTTAAACTCTGTCATGGGATACTTTTCAGATACTAGCACATAAGGATAAGAAGAAGTAAAATCCCAACTATCAAGATTGTTTAGAATCTCGTCTACATAAATCCAGTTAGCATGTGTATAGCCGCCAGCAAACGAATCACACAGCATGTTGTAAACGTGTGGGTTTGTATTAATAGCTTTATATACTGTGTATCTATACTTATAGTCATTCATTGTGAGCGTTTTCAATTCTCGCCTTACGTGTCCGGTAGAAGTCAACGGAATATTCATTACACATTTATATTCTTCCAATTCTCTTCTGATATAATGATATACAACAAGGCAGTCATACTCACAATAACCAAGTTCTTTTGATGTTAGTACCGTCTTACAATGTCTTATCATATTATAATCTAAATCACCTACTTTCTTTTTAACTGGAAGATTAAAAAGTTTTGGAAGTTCTGCAAGTGCTGCATTACTCATAAAGTATGTACATCTAAATTCTACATTAAAATCATCAAGTACAGCTTTCATAACCTTATGTTTTTTTCTTGCCATTACTTCTTTAAAACTAAAATGTGATTTTAAGAACTGGAATTCAAAAGATAGATTATGCACGAAAACAACCTTGTTTTCATTGCAATTTTCTTCTATTCTATAAAGAAAGTTAATAAAATCTTGCCAAGTTCGACCAAAATATACAATATCATTAACTCCAAACATCCAGATATACATACAAGACTGTTTTAAACTATTTTCTTTCATTTCATCAGTAAATTTAAGATATTCAAGATTATTGTATACACGATTATTATAATAGAGATATGATGTCGTCTCAATGTCGAAAGAATATATTGTATTGTCACAAGTGTTTTTACCTTTTGTTACTATTTCACTTGCATGCCCTTTATACTCTTCCCACCATAACATGTTAATATTCTACTCCTTTTAATTCTTTCATTCTTTTTAAATCTACTGTACCATTCACTACACCTTCAAAAACTTCTATAAGTGTTTCTTTTAAATCAGCGTCATTGCCATAATCAATATAATTTTTAATTTGTCTTAAATATTCATCAACTCCTTGTTTCTTTTTAATACCTATCTCAATTGCCATTAAAACAATCATGTATTTCACTTCATCAGACATATTATATTTATCAGTTTCAAAAAAATCAAAAATTCTTTGTGCTGTTTCTGGTTCAACATCAAATGACGAACCTATTCCAGTTTTAATTTTTTCAATATTTTCTCTGACACCTTTCACTGTACTTGTTTTACTAGATTTGAACTCTTTAAGTGCTTTTAATGTAGCTTTCATTTGAATAGTAGACAAATTCTTATTAAATCTTATATATCCTTTATCAGATACAGTATTAACAGCGTCTATTGATAACTTATCAATCAAACGCTTTCCAGCCCAACCGTAATGCTCACCAAAGTGTCCACGTAATCGTTGTAGCTTTGCATTAGCGAACTTGGCTTCTCTTACTAACTCTTTGTATATCTGCTCTTTACTTTCCATATATACCGCCTTTTTTAAAAAAAATGTTTCACGTGAAACATTATATCACGTGAAACATTTCACTCCGACAATTATTAATATTTATGTCTTATTCTAAGACAGGAACTGCCTTGTAGCCTGTTCCCATTTTACATTTTACAGAATTAACTCTAAACTTAGATACTCCGTCAGTCATATAATCTGATAAAGTTTCATCAAACAAAGTACCGCCGCCACAATGAATAATACCATATTCTTCTGTATTGAAATAAGACATTTCAAAAGTTTTTTCATCTGTCTCGATTGTTGCGTTCGCTGTTCCCGTAACTGTGATTGACTGCTCAACAATTGCTGTCACACTAACACTTGTGATATCTCCCTTGCTTGCCATTTTTTTAAATAAGTCGTTGTCAAGTGTTCCTGATACTTCATTAATTGTTACTACATACTTTTTCTTTGATTTCTGTGTTGCCATTGTTTTAATCTCCTTTTTTTCATTCTTTGTGATATATTTTCTTGGCTTGCCAATGAGCATTGACGGCTGATTAATTAATTTATCCGTATACTCTCATCAGATACAAGGTTGCCGACCTTGTATGACGCTGGTATGTCCATCGTTTCGGCTATTTTGTAAAATCTTCAATTCTTCTATATATAAATAAAACTATTACTATTAATATAAATACTGTTGTATTCATCCAAATACCTCTATCATATCTTTTAGAATATCTTCACATTCAACACACTGTTGTATGTATATTTATTGTTAAAATTCCTAAATCTGTATAATTAATTATACTGCTATAATAATTAAGTATTGCGTTAAAGTCTTTGAACCTTTCTTCACTACTATAATGCTTCTTATCCCACATGTCAATGATTTTCCGAACATTTATTCGCATGTTATCTCTCCTTTATATTATCATATTCTTCTAAATCCTTATCATATTCTTTGTCATATATATCTTTAAACTTTATATAAACATCAATATCTGTATCATCTTCTAATTCTACAGAATACCATGCACAATCTGTATATACTTCACTCTGTCCTAAACATTCAGTAAATGTTACATGCCCACTTTCTTCAATCTCTTCTAACTGGTTAAGACTTATAATTTCTTTGTCAAGTACCTTGATTTCGTTCATTGTTAAATACATAACTTCCACCTTTTACCTTTCTTTCTTTAATCACTGTTTTCTGTTCTTTGCCTTTCGGCAATATTATAATATCACACCTTGCAGCATAAATCTTGAATAATGTGTAAACAATTTATGAATAAATTATGAACAAGTTAATAACCGGTATTACTCGAACATATGTTCTTGAGTGCCTCGGCTATCGAACATACGTTCTTCATAACAGTGGCACTCGCCACTCCACGCTTTGCGCTCTCGGCTTGTGTGACTAATTATCTAGCTGTCTAATCATGTATGTGACTAAATATGTAGTTAGACAACTCAAACATATGTTCTCGTTCGGTAGTGTTTGGGGAATCTCGAACGGCAATCGAACAAATGTACGATATA